CTGAAGGTCTGTAAGCATTGGAGCAGCTGAATCGCGTTTCTTAACGTCTTTTTCATATTCCCCAATTAAACCTTTTTTCTTTAAAATAGCCGCAACGCTAGGGTGAACTTTATCAATATCTCCCTCTTTGTAGAAATCACCATCTTTGATGATTTTAACCTCTACTAAATCGAAATGGCTATTTCCTTTGTAATCAGCCTGGCTTTTTACAATTTCTGCCTTAGTTGCTTTTTTTTCGTCTGCCATGATGTTTATAATTAAGCTGTCGCAATTGCAGTTTTAACCGCAGCGAACGTTGTTTTAATAAATGCTGTTTTTTCGTTCTCGTAAATCCATAAGTGGTAACGAGATTCTCCAATAAGGGTATACATGTTACTTTCGAAATCAGAAACAATATTAGCAGCTGTTGCGCTTCCTTGAATACCTTGTCCAATTCTAACAGTAAATGTTTTGTAGTTCTCTAAGTGAAGTTTTTTGAAATCACCTACAATAAATGTACCCGCTGGAACTGAAACTCCGTCAGCAACTTCAACAATTCTTACTCCTGAAATTGTTGTACCATCAGGCATAACGAACGGAGGAAAAACATATTGTTTAGTTGTGTCTTTAGTAGCTCCCATTGCGTAAACATCGCTTGAAGCAACTAATACCGCATTAGGAATATATTTCCCTTTAGAAGCGATTTTAACAGCGTAAATAGCCGCTCTAATTGCATCGTAGTTAGTTGGCGTATCAGTTGAAGCCGCCAAAGTACCTGCTACAAAAGCCGGAGCAAATGCAGATAGAACGGTAAAAATATCCCCCTGAACACCTATAGAGTGTTGGTAAGCTAATTCGTTACGAATAGCAGACATGATAAATGGTAAATCATCTAAAGCTTCCTCAGAAATTTTAGTTCTTCCAGCCATTTTACGAGCCTGAGAATATCTAATTACATAAGAAATAGAGATTAAAGGCTTTAATGCTCCTTCAGCAGTAATTGCCATCGTTCCCTCTGTTGGTGATTTATCAACATAAGCGATAGTAGCACGTGAAGTATTCCCTACTGACATGTAGTTTAAAATATACTCTTGCGCTCTTACATCATCAGCGTAGTTTCTAATGTCTTGTGCAACATAGCTAATAGGCGTTGCAACAGGTTGGCTAACTGCTCCTGTAGACATGTTAATAGGAGCTTTAATCGTTAACTCAACCTCATAAGCCTGATTGTTAGCGTTAGAAGCTTTCTCTTTAACCTGTGGCAAGAATGTTTTTAATCCTTCCTCGATAGCCTTCATTAAATCAAATTGACCATTACCTGTAACCGCAGTTGGGTTTTCTTTAATGATTCTTAGATCTTCTTTAAACTCATCTAATTGCTCTTTAGTGATTCCTAAACCAGCTTTAAGAGTTTCGATTTGTGAAGCGATTTCAGTTTTCTGAGCTTCTGTAAGTTCTGCTTTTAATGCAGAATTACCAGCCTTAATTGCTTTTTCTAACAATTCGGCTTCATGTGTTCTTTTTTCGGTTGCATAAGTATCTCTTTCTGCCGCCGACATTGCCTCTAATTGGGCATCCGTTTTGTAAACAAACATAATTTTAATGTGTTTAATTAATAAAAGTTTTTCTTCTCGGTTGAGTGTCTTCGACGGCTCGCTTATTACTTGAAGTGGACAATCCGGCTTCTTTATTTTCTAACTTACTCAATAATTCTTTTACAGATATATTTTGAGTATATACTTTTAATGATCCTGAAACGGAATCAGTAATTACTTTATCGAAATCCATTTCATGTTCTTGCAATAATAGATCGTATTTGGTTTCGCTTATAGACTTCTTCCACAATCCCGGGATATGTACGTCTTTATGGCTATCCAATATATTACTTGGAGAAATAGCACATTTAACTTTTATCGTATCTTCGTCTATTTCTTCAATAGAAAGAACAGGCGTTAAAAAATTAGATCCTTTTACTACTGCTGAACCCTCTATGTTTTTAGCCTCTAAAACAGCCCAAAAATACTCTCCTAAATCGTCTTTGTTAAGTATCTCCTTTGAGTACTTATCGTAGTTCTCTTTGTTTTGAGTATAGCTTGAATCTGAGTTGTCGTAGCACCAAAGTAATTTGTAATATCTCATTCCAACCGAATGATTCAAAACGTATCCTGATTTATATTGATTAAACATAAATTCGTTACGATCCTTTTTTATAACAGCTTCGTAAACTAATACTTCCAGTTTTTCAATACCGCTATTAAAAGCTTTTTGAACAGAATTAAGCATTACATTAGAGAAGTCAGACTTTTGAATCTCTGATTTCTTTTTATGCATTGCTAATTCTTTGTCGGCTAAAATTTCCTCTAATGTCATTTTGTAACTGTTTTATCAATTTCTTTTAAGCGTTTTTCCAATACTTTTTTAATCATTGGATCTTTTGCTTCACGTATTTGTTTGATTACTTCTTGTTTGAGTTGATCGTTCTGCTCTTTCATAATCTAATATTGTAAAGTTAGTATCTAACATTTCGTTTATTTCTTTTAATTCAACACCTGCACGCATTAGGTTTAGTAATGTTTCGGATTGAACTTTAATTGTTTCTGCTCTTTCTTTAGCGAACACCTGCATAAATGGAAGATGTTCCCAATCAATGATAATTTCTTTCCCTTCTAAATCATACCCAAAGAATGAAGCAAACCCCTCAAAGAATAACTTTCCTTTTGGAGCTAAGCAATAACTTACAAACGCACCTCTTGCTTTTTCCTGGTTCTCATATGTTCCGGAATTAAAAGCTTCTAAAACATCTTTAGGAATTCCGTACATTGTACCTATTAAAAAGTATTGCGATAATTGTATTTCATCTAATTTTAATGAAGCTAAGTTATCAACAAAACGTTTAATTTCAATCATTGACTTAACAGCATGAACTGCTTTTCGTCCATTCATTTTAGTTTCAATGTCCTGTTTTTCCGTTTCACCCATAGGTAACTGAGTCACATTGTTCGGATCAGCTTGACCAGCTACCATAAATTTACCGCTGTAACGAATGTTTATATTTAAAGCGTCCATTGCTGCCTCTGAGTTAGAAATAACCTTGAATAACGCATCTATACGACTCGCACCTCTAAACCAATTACCCGTACCATTTGTTAAATCAGGTGTATGGACTATTTTACCCCATTGAAAATTTGTTCCGGTTCCATCTGCATAACGATAGTTAATAAGAAAGTCGTTTATCTTATCCCTAAGCTTTTTAGATAAAACAATTTTATCCTGATAAGTTCGCATTTCATTTGGAAAATCCATTTTATTGTTTTCCAAAATGTATAATAAATTATCTTCACTTACTATTTTAGAATCGCAATAAGCATATGTGTTTCCAACCATATTCCAAAACATCATGTCCCAAAGGAACTGTGATTCTTTTTGAAATGGGTTTGGTTTTTTAATCATGTCTAAGAACGGGTCTTTATCAACTTCTTTACCGTCTTTGTATACGTAAACTTTTCCTAAGCTAAATAAATCACATTGTAATGCAAATACTTTAAGCACAGCAGGATTTGAGAATATAGCGTCTAACTTTTTTACATCGTCAGAATAGTCATTATACTTAGCTTTTCCGTCAAGTTCTCTATTGACGTAAGTGACTAAATCATCAAGATAGCCTAATCCTAAAATGTTTCTGATCCAACTCATTTAAAATAAAAGCAAAAAAAGACCATCCATGATAACACGGATAGCCTTTTGATTAGTAATTTCGTCTCTTTGATATCGCATCAATGATTATTATTTAAGCAAATGTAATTAAATTATTCTAATTATTACATTTCAGCCCGCATCTTTTTACTTTTGAATATTTATTAGTCAAAAACTCTTTGTTGCATTTTATGCATTTTCTAATTTCATTGTCTACCCCGGAATCTCTTCTAAATTTAGCACGGCAATTATTTGAGCATATTTTTTGAATCTTTGTTTTAGCCGTGTAATCTGAATTACATACAATACATTTCCTTTCTCCGTATGTTAAATTACCAAATCCTTGTTCAATTGCTTGTTTCCTGTGTTGCTTTATTCCTTCTTCAGAAGCATGCCATTTACGACAAACATGTTGATGTTTACTTATGTTTGTTCTTGCAAATTCAGGGTTTAATAAATGAAATATCTTAGCATGAGTTGAAATATGTTTTTTACCGCAAATCATCTGCAAATTACTTATATCGTTATTTGACCGATCATTATCAATATGATGAATATGATATCCTTTTGGAACTTTGCCGTTGCTAAATTCCCAAACAACACGATGCAATCTTTTATTTGATTTAGTGTAATATTTAGCTCCCGGATATAAATAATAAGTTTTGCCGTTAAATTCTTGACTTGGATTCATTTTTAAATATAGTTTTAGATTATTTACACAAATATACCAAAAACATATCTAATAGCGTCAATAATTAAACTTTTTGTATTATTCCTTCTTTTTGTAAGTGAAGCACTACATATCTTGCGGGATCGCAAAGATGATTATCCTTATCTTCCGCTTCATCTTGGACGACCCCATATTTATCAACTAAACGCGAATAATTCTCTTGTTCATATTCTAAATTTTCAGAGCAATCAGTGTAAAATACTTCTAGATTATCTAGTAAATCAATACCGTCTAAAATAGATCCTGCTGTTTTTATTGCTGCTACCGCTCTTTCCCATCCTGCTTCACGTAATGCAAGTATCTTGAGAGGCCTATTATTATCGCAAACAACGTCATGGTTTTGAGGTATTCCAAGTTTTGTAAATAACCACGTAACAAATCCTTCTTCTTTTCCTTGCATGTTTTGACGTTCCAAAGGCGTTAATTTATCTTGCCATTTATTTTCAGAATCATAATTAAGCTCATGTAAATACAATTTACCATCATAATATTTAGCTTCTAATATTCCGAATGCGTCCACTTTTCCCCAATCCACCCCAATATAAGTACGAACATTTAATTTAAGGTATTCAGAATAAGTGATCGGTTTCCAATGAAATATTCTGTTTGGCCTTTCTGCTTTTACTCCTAATCCATAGATATCCCATTTGGTTATATTAGCACTTCTTTGTTCTGTATTTAATAAACAACGGTATAATTCTTTTAATTGGTATTCGGGTATTTTAAGTTCGTTTTTATCGAAATCGTATTCAACAACTTTGTGTTCATCAATTAGTTTATTTTCAACTGCCTTTGCTCTTTTTAATGGCTGATAAGAAAGTATTTTAATTCTTTGCTCAGGCGGGCAAAAAGGATTGTCTTGAAAAGTAGAATGAATAACTATAGAGTTTTCTTGTTTCGCAATATCATCAATCCAATGTGATTTTTTAGGGTTCCAATCAATAAAAATTAAATCGCTCCTTTGGTCGATTTGGTCAAAAGTATCTTTGGAAATTTTATAAGGCTCGTTTAGCCAAGAAACATTTTGAGTAAGTCCGTGCACTTTTTCTTCATCATCTGCTCCGTGTATTTCGAACGTAGTATTGTTTTCAGGATATGCGTAATAAGATTCTGTTTTATTCCGGTTCTTATAAATCATTCTGCCTGAAACAGAAAGTACTTTTTGAAAATCTTTCCAAATAGTATCTTTTGCGTCTTTTTTAGTATCACGCCATGCAGTAACACGAAAGTCTTTGTTATTCTCGCAAATACGATGAAGCAATTCAATAAGCGAGTATGTTTTGCTACTTCTTGAACTGCCTGTATTTATTATGTATTTATATTTTCTTGTACCGTCTGCGTTTTTAGCTTTTAACGCCTGGTAATTTTTATAGAATACTGGTGTTATTCCGTAATTCATTATATTGTAAAATCATCTAATTTAGTTCCGTCAGGAAGAGTAAGAGTTAAATTAGTATTAGATTGTATTTGCTCGCCTCTGGAAGTAATATCTGACCTATCAGCAAGTCCATTTAAGCGTTGTGTGATTGAAGGATTAAATACCCCTAACATACCACCTAATATTTGATTCTCTCGAATTGACGTTTTTATACGCGAACAGATACCAATATATTCTTTGTATAATTCATCTTGATTTGTAAAATACTGTTCAATAGAACCTACTTCAACATCCCAACAATAACGTTTAAAACCCTCGAAAGTTAATGGTAATTTAAAAGGATCAGTTTTACGCTCTCCTTCTTTGCCTACATACTGAACCTTTAGCCATTCAGATTCCTTTTCTTTAAGATCAATAACGTATTCTTTGAATAATATCCAAAGTGATTCCGGTGATTCTATATTTCTTGGTCTACCTGCTCCCATAATACCCCAAAATTAGTAATTTCCAACGTAAAAAGCAAAAAACACGTAACTAAAAGTGTTTTGGTTGTTATTAATAAATTATTAAATCAGCTTTAAGTTGTCCGTTATCATCTTTTGAGAACCTATATTTTAGGGTTATCTTTAAACATCTTAAAAATAATATTCTCGCTTTCATTTAATTTTCTTCCTAGTAATAATTCTACATGGGCTCTTGTTTTCATAATCTAATTTATTTGTAATTAGTATTTAGTTTTTGTTACTGAAACATAAAAAATAACGCAAGGATAGCTATTAAAACTAATACACAATATCCTGTTATTCTAAAAGACTTCATTTGTGATTCAATTAGGGATGGATTATTAAGCAAATGATTAGCTTCTTTATTGCTTATTCCTCCAAAGCAATATTTCCATTTACCTTCTTTATTTTTTTCTATAATGTATTTAGTCCCGTTTCCATCGTAATAAGAAACTTTTCTATACTGTTGTTCTTGCGCTCCTTCGTATCGCTCCATTCCTAATAATTTACTTGGTTAAATAATCAATTTTTAAAGAAATCATTTCAACAGTGTTAGAACCTTTTAAACACCCTGAATTTTGTATTTTTTTCAATAAAGAAATTAATTCTTCGTTTTTAAAATTTGAATAATCCTCCATTAAACAAATAGTATTATGTTCTATGTCTTGTTCTGAAAATTGATTTTCAATATTTTTTATTGATTTTATTTCTAAAAATTCTTTTGCATTCATAACATTGTTTTTTACTTGGTTAAATTGTTGTTGCTTTTAATAGTAGTTCATCAGCTTTTTTAATAATATTTTCATCGTACTCAGTAACTTTGTTATATAAGTTTACTAAAAAATTATATTCCTCTTGTGAGCATTCCCCTGCTTTTAATTTATCGCCCATTTTCTGAACATCTTTATTTCTATTTATTCTAATTTCGGATTTAGCCAATTTAAATTCAGATGTTAATAATTTCAACATTTTAATTAATTCTTTTTCCATAATTACAGTTTTTTTTTATTTTTTAAAAATACGCCACATGTATATTAATATTCCGGCTACTAAAATAAAAGTTAATATATCACTTTGAATCGATACACTAGGCATCAAACTTTTACAATGCGGGTTATTCATTCTACCTGGCACAGCTTCACACCAACACTTAGTAAAAGGCGTTTGGCATTCTGAGAATTTATAGTTCATGATATTTGTTTTTGTGCAGTTTGGGTTAGTTCTAAATTGTAGTTATTATGACTTACGATTAAATCTTCTACTATTTCTAATGTGTAGAAAAAACCGTTTTCATCATAAATGTTATTTTCAACAAATTCAGGCGTTACATTAAAAATACACCTGTATTTTGCTTCTTGGTATTCTTTACGCAAAACAGCTTCTTGACGCATTCCTTCTGTATCTGTTTCGTAATACCCTTTTAAGCTTTCAGGCTCTTCCAAAACAACCCAAACACCATCAACAAGTTTGCAAGGCAAGAACATCCATAATTGAAGTTTTTGTTTTAGGAAGTTTGCGTATTTAAAACAACCATCATATAGCTTTATATAATCAGCTGTTTGTTGTCCGTTAAGAACAAAATCAGTCATTGATATCAATTTTTCCATTACGATACATCGCCAAAAATAAGGACAGGAATTAAAACGATTAATATTGCGATTACAATGTACAATGCAGATTTTGCAGTACTGATTCTTTCTACTTTTTTGTTTGATAGTATTAACATAATTTCTATTGTTTTTAAAAGCGGGATTTTACACCCGCATTGGTTTTTAATTTAAAATGTTTCGTAAAGTTCTAAAAAATCGATTATTGCGGTTTCTGAGTATTTCCAATGAAACAATTGTTTTTCGCCTTTGAATCTAACTCTGAATCCTTTTTTCTTAAAAACTACTTCTTCTATTTTTCCATCTTGAAGTAGGTTGCCAACGAATAAAAACGCTTCTGTGTACATAATTTTATTTTTTAGGTTTATTATTATGATTCAAAGATACGAATGTTTTTGATATATTGTATTACATTTTATAATATTAACATTTATTTAACTTATTCAAGTATATTGCTATTTCTTTAAGCAATGAATGTTGTTCAATTTCCACCCGAAAAGAGAACATCTTCTTTGTACTTGTCTTTGGCTTTGATCCGCCCCGGTTATCTGTTCTGTTTGGTTTTAATATCTGTGCCATGTTTATTTTTTATTTACCGCCCCTGTTATTGGAGCGTTTGGGTTATTTCATTTTATTTTATAAACGCTCTGCTTTTAATCAATTCTTTTATCTCATTAATACTCATTTCTTTATCAATAAGTAAATCAGTTAAAACTTTTTTAATTTTTTCCTTAACTTCTTTAAGGTTTGAATCATATCTACATAAACCTTTTTGATCCGCTACAATATCAATACATTTCCAAACAAAAGAATAACCTTTGGCAGTTAGAGTTTTTTCTTGTTTGCTTTTAATTGTATCGCTATAGTTTTTCATAACATTTAGTTTTAGTTTTCCGCTTTATTGCTGAGACAAATATACAACGTTTATTAATGCATTGTATTACTTTTTAAATATTTAACATATAATTAACATTTTATTTCCCCCTTTCAGCGTAAACAGTTTTGATATCGCTGTAGGTTATTTTTACAATTCCTGTTTCGTGCATTATGTTTTTCTTTGTTTCGTTATCTAGTAGCGTCCACCACTTTAAGTATTCTCTCATCTTCCAATTCCGTTAATAGTTAATAGCTGTTTTAGGGGTTACAAATATTTTTCACTGTCTTCTTCAGTTCTGTAGCACGCATAATCATCAGCTCCGCTATCTGAAATACATCTTCTGGCGGTTAAAAAAGGTACTGTTCCGTAATTACCACTTAAAGCTTCTTCAAAATCTACTTCATCGTTGTATTTATCAGCGTTTTTAGTGTAAGCTACTAATGAACCACTTTTGCCATAAAATACTAATCCTGCCTTTTTAGCATCAGAAAAAGCTTTTACTACTTTTAAAAATGCTTCTTCTTGTTTTTTTGTTGGATAATGTTTCATATTTCAATTTTTTAATGTTATTTAAAATAAGGTTGGTTAGTCGTATTTCTCTACTTCAATTACTTTTGAATATCTGTTTATTTCTCCATATAAAGCCCAAAATGGGCCTACAAATGTAACTGATAATTCTGATGCATCAGGCGTAAATTCATGTTTATACCAAGTTCTTTTTCTAAGTTTCCGATACCATTTAAAAATACCAAAATACTGATCAGTAAATATGCGTTCGTTTTTTCTTTTCATAATTTCTCTATTTATTTTTAGTTTTCAAATTATTTTGCCGTTACGATTGATTCGATAACCTGTTACGGTATGAGTTTCATATTTAAAGTTTATTGGTGTAAATTTACGTTTACTTTTTTTCTTTAAAAACTCTTTTAGTTTCGTATTCCTGTAATTCCACTTTCTCATTTCATTCGTTCTTTTTAGTTTTCAAATAAGTCTCAATTTTTGGGTAGGGGTTAATATATTTTGAATTTAATATATTCTTTTGATTTAGGAACTATTGTTTTGAATACGTGCAATTCGTAAATGTACCTGTCATCAACACCGTATTTTTTTACCAGGCAATCTATAAAAGATTTACAACAGTTATCTATGTCCGAACCTTTAGAACTAAAACCGAATTCAATCGCTAATTTAATATTTAACGGATCAGGATAATCGATTTGTTTTGGCAATAGAAACATCATTGATTTTATAAACGCGTCGTATTTTTTGCTTCTGGTTCGCATGCCGTTAAAAGCTTCATTAACTGATAACGGCTTAATGTTTATAGTGTGATTCATAATTTAATATCGGCTAATAAGGCTAAAATGACATCACGCATATTTAAACGTCTTACACAACCCTTAAATTTATACTCTCCGTTTTTATTTCCAAAACATTCAACCCAATAAATATGTATTCCTTGTGATGTTTCAGAGCCTTTTTCAATTATAATTCGATGTTTTTTATAAATGGCATCAAATTTATCTTCTGTGTTTTCATATATAAATCTATCTTGAATAATTTTACCTTCTATTTTCATAATCTTTGCGTTATTACGTTACGATAAACCAAATTTACACGCTCTCTATTCTGTCCTCTTGAATGATAAAAAGCAATTACTCGATTAATTCTTTTTAGTGGCGATTCTTTTGATTTCATAATAAGATTATTTCTTTTTTAATATCATCCCAATAATCAAATCTAGGCGTAGGACTTACTCTGACCATTGTAGATTCTTTTTGTAATTCATCAACTAAAAAGAAAGCTGTTCTTTTGGATTGCTCCCAATCTTTTTTACCGTTTAATACATAAACCTTGTTTACGTAAA